TTATTGCCGGCTGCGATTGTTGCTCCAGCGGTGCTAGGGGGGGTGACGGCTGCGACTGTCTCTGCTCTGACTGCGGTGCCCCAAGCACAGGCGTCTGAGATCAATGCTGATACTGTTGTTCAGGAAGCCCCTGCAAACTTCTTTGATTTGCTGGGATCGCTTGTGGAGATGGGTGGATGGTTACTAGTCTTAATCTTTGTAGTACCGATGCTTCTCGGCTGGATACTTCCGGGTCCGTTAACAACGCATGGGAAAAAACGAAAGTCAGGGAACTTGTTCTCGTAGAATGGGTTGACATTATATCTGAAGATGGGTGGGTGGTGGCTGAAGAGTGCCACCTTCCCACCTTCTATTCTGTTGGTTGGTTGGAATACCAAGATAAAAAGGTAATCAAGATATCTAATACTCTAGATTTTGAAGACGCCTTAGAGGAGCATAAGAAAAAAGAAAAGCCGATAGGGTATTCGGTTACCTGTTTTCCTGCTGGCTGTGTTGTTTCCTTAACGCCATTCTCTCTTTCGCATAAACCCTAAGAGGTATACCCTCATTCTTTTCAAATATTTCTGACCAACTCCGCGTCCTTTTGTCGCGACACATAATACTCTTGTGTTGGTTCAGCCAACAAAAACGGGCAAAGCATAATCTTCTATGCTCTGCCCATTTTTTTTCCTGCTCCTTAGAAGGATTGGTCAAGGTCTGATACCTTCAGGTTGTGCATATCAACAAGGGTGACAAACTTATTCGACTCATCCATCTCCCCCTTTTTCCAAACTCTAGCCCTATCTAGATACTCTTCGGCTTTCATATCCCCGCAAAGCCATACATTCTTTAGACCGTAGTAGCTGAACCCCTTCTTCTCCTCAAACTCCACGCTCATAAACACATACCTGTCTGGCTTCTGGTGTAGGCTCGTTGACGCAACTGACACTTCGTAGTGCCCTTTAGGCGCAACTGTCCTGCGTTTTGTTTTGATCTCAATCTTCTCGCCAGCCAACAGAACGTCATAGTTATAATCATCAGCAAGTTCCTCGCCAACATAGGACGCGAATGCAATCTCACCCAAGCGACCGCCAAGATTACCCTTACCCTTAGTGATAGAGTTATTGAGTTTACCAAGCCGCCTACCCCAACTCTTGGCAGATTTAACCATCCCCTCATTATGAGGAATTACCTTCATTGTCTGGCCCCCTAAGCTCCTTTGAAAATCCAACCACATTTGTTCCCGTGTGTTGGTCTATCATTCTCTTTAAGTTTCTCCACATGAATTCATGGTAAGTATATTCACTCTGTTCTGCACATCCCTCTATTAACTCCGCTAGTTCTACCTTGTCTATCAGATCATGTTCTAGGCAGTCGGTCATAAGCTCTAATGCGGAGTGATAGTGAAATACTAGTATAGACCCAATGCTCATCTCAACTCTCTAAGTCTTCGATATAAACCTAATGCGTTTAAGAATGCTTCAAAGTTCTTATCGGTATCTGTTGACCTTACCGCCTCAAACCTTCCTGTTGCCTTATCACATCTGAGGATGTAGGTTGCGTCAACGGGTTTTCCGTAAATATCTTCCGCAGCTTTCGCATACGCCGCAACTTGTAAATGATATTCCGGATACACAGCCTTGCTCGTCTTCCAATCAATAACACAATATTCTCCATTTATAATTGCCCTCGCATCCACAGTGCCAGCATACTGATACTTCCTGTGGTACAGTTTCTCTTCAGATGAAATCCATTCAACCACGTTCTGCCCCATCCAATCTTGAAATGCATGGATAGCATTGACACACTCCTCTTGCTTCGGCATTTTAGGTATCTCACCATTGCCTAGCTTCCAATTGATAGCCTCTTCGACCCACTCATGGGTGAGAGAGCCTATGTTTAGAGCGTCCTTAGAGGTGCCGCGGTATGCAGACTTCATGCCCTTAAGTAAAGGTTCCAACGCCATTCTTGATTTGTACACATTGGTACTCTTGGAAGATGCGTCTTCATCGTGGAAGAAATGTTTTTCTAGCCAGCTTGCGGCGCACTTCACAGCCCAAGGAACTAAGGCGGGTTTAGAGATAACATCCAGAACCCTAGTAGCACTAGGGGCTATCTCTTCCCCCACCTTATAAGAATGGAGTTTCTTATCGAACAAAAGTTCGACAACTTCCCCATCGTGGTATTCTATTTTCATAGATTAGAACGGTACTTCGCTTGCAGATGATCGGATATCTTTACCACTACCGTTAAACTTTTCCTCTACTTTACCAGAGTAGAATTTATTACCGGTGGTGGATGATTCCTTTTCCCACAAAGCTACGCGCATTTCCTGTCCATCCAGAAGGACTTTGCCCGTAAGGTCAGGGCGATTTTCATTGCCCTCTTTGTCGTTGGGGAATACGGAGATATCACCCTCTTTCATTTCGTAAGCCATTTTGGTTTCCTATATTAGTTTAGTTTCTAAGCGCCGGTTGGCTTGTTCGGTTCGCCATACTTCGATATGAAGTTCAGCCACCTTTAACTCCCAACGTAAACGCTCCTCTCTTTCGATTGCTACCGAAACACCTCTAATAGATTCGGCTACTTCCGGTTGCATCGAAACCCAATTTTCCTTGTCAGCTACAGTCTTGCCTACAGCCTTACCGTACAACAAGGAACGCTGAGTCTTTTTGAACTCCTGTAATTGGTATGTGTTGGCCTTGGCCTGTGCATAACTAGGAGCCACATATTCTATCTGTGCGAGGTAACCCTCGACTTCGCCTTCTATGTTCAATCTTCTAAATCCTCTCCAAACATTTTCCTCTTTCTCCACTCTCTCTGCTCGTTCTTTGATCTAACCAAGCGGTGTTTAGAACCTTCCCCTATATAACTAAGTATGCCTGAAGAAAATGCTTTTGTCAATGTTTTAAAGATAAAATCTGCCTGAAAATCTAAGATATTAGCATCACCATTATGGGCAGACGCATGGCATTCAAAGCATAACGGCATCGTAAGGAAGTCATTAGCCTTTAACCCCATCCCGCCCCCGCCATGGGGGGCGTGTCTGTGCTTTAGATGGTGTGCCACTGTAGTCTCACCATCAAGACCGCAGTTGACACAGGGTAGGGTAGCTACCCAATTGGTGTAGTCTTTATTAACCCAACGCTTGTTCTTTGGTATCATCTAATGACCTCACATAATCTTCTATTGTTTTGGTAGCTATTTCTAGCGACACATTAAACCATTCCCCATCAGCCCTATGCTCTTTAAGTATTTCATGCACCGCATCTTCAGCTAAATTTGCATTTTTAAGGTAAATAGATATGTATGGCATACTAAATAACTTGTGGGGGCAACACGTATTAAAATTGCTAAGTCTTGATGGTGGGTTGAAGGTGTAACCTATCTTAATCTCAGGCCATAACGGGTGTGTTAGCGTATAAATAAATCCGTCATCTTTATTAGCATTACGGGCCTTTATCGCTGACTCCACACTCCTTCCAGCAGATTTTAGTATTTTCTCATGCTCTTGTGGGTAGACAAATGGGGCAATATTTGATTCCTTTGCCTTCATCATAATATTCCATTCCTTACGCCCATACAGTTTTTCTGCTAAAAGGTTACGCTCCGAAAGTTTTTGAGCATTATGTTTTGTATGCCCTAAGAAGGGGAATACTTCTTCTGCGGGGGCCGTGTTCAGTAGATGGGCCTTCTCCTTTTTTGTTACTCGTGAGGGCATTTTTTTCCTTCGTTTGAGCCAATCCTCTTCACAGTATTTAACCCTTTTCGGTGATCCCCATGACTTCCCGGAGGTAGGACCATTTGTTCCTGCGCTGTAACTTGCGTTATCGAGACTTATCTCCACGCTACAGTCCGGACAGGTATCTCCATCATACCAAAAGTTACCAAAACTATTACATACTTTGTTTTTCATATCCCACATACCCCAGTCAGGCACTGAGCCTCAGTATTATCCTCAAAGATAACACCACGCTTGCTTACAGCCTCCTCATAAGGCACTGGAGTGATAGGCTGACCACCTCTGGACCCGTCAGGGTACATTGTAAGCCCTCTAAGGCCCGGTGCGTACTT